CAGATTTCGATATGGCTCGGGCATCTTGCGGTTTGGTGCGTTCCCCGCCGCTGCACTTATTAGGAATTGACATGGATGACATCATCAAGGCGGTATTCGAGCACGCATCTGAAACACAACCAAAAGAGTGTTGTGGGATCGTCATCGAGCGCGATGGCGAGCTTCAGTACGTTCGTTGTGAAAACCTAGCAACGGATAACAACAGGTTCGTTATTTCCGAAGAAGTAACGACCGCGGCTGAAGACTCGGGTGAGTTGCGAATGATCGCGCACAGTCACGTGTATGAATCCCCCGTGCCCTCAGATGGAGACAAACGAGGGATTGAGATTACCGCGATTCCCTGGCTGATCGTCAATTATCCGAACGGACATCATACGGTTACAGCGCCATCGGGATACAAGGCGCCCCTCATCGGACGCACATTCTGCAAGGGCGTTCTCGACTGCTATGCGCTAGTCAAAGACTACTTCGAGGAAGAACTTCATATCGCCCTTCCTGAGTACGTTCGCCCTGAAATCTGGTTCGAAGAGGGAAGAAGCATTCTTCTTGAAAACTTCGAAGAGTTTGGGTTCAAGGAGATCAAGCAAGGTGAGCTTCAGCCAAATGATTGCTTGTTGATTCAAGCGGGGTCTTCCGTTCCCAATCATTGCGCGGTCTATATCGGCGACAACAAAATTCTTCATCACGTTTTCGGGCGACTGTCCTCGCGGGAAATTTACGGGGAGTTCTGGCGTAGAGCGACGACTCACTATCTGAGGTACGTCGGGAAATGAAAACCATTCGACTTTATGGCGAACTCGGTGTGCTCTTTGGGCGTGAGTTTCAGCTTGACGTGAAGACGCCCGCCGAGGCAATGCGTGCCCTTAGCTCTCAAGTTAAGGGCTTTCGCGAGTATTTCCAGAGACACGCACAGGACGCATTTAAGGTCTTCGTTGGTGCGAGAAATGCATCTGAGGAAATCTGCGGTGCGTGTTCTGACAAAGAAATAATTCGAGTCACCCCAGTGGCAACAGGCAGTGGCGCTGTTGTTCGGATTATTTTGGGGGTCGTTATCTGTGTCCTCAATTTCTTCTTTGGCGGCAATAACCCGTACGTGTATGCGTTCGCGGCATCGCTTATTTTTGGCGGCGTCTCTGAATTGCTTACGTCGAAGTCAAACACAAAATCGACTGGCGAATCGTCGTCAAACACTCCGTCATATAACTTTAACGGCCCCGTGAATACAAGCGCTCAGGGAAATCCTGTTCCGCTTTGTTATGGAAGACTGATCGTTGGTTCTGCGGTTATCTCTGCTGGGATAACAACGTTATGACAACGTTTAATCGCGAGTACAACGACCTTCCAGTCTCGGGCGGTGGCGGTGGCGGTGGAAGCAGTAGTTCGTCAAGCTCACACGTTTCCGTTGAAGATCCAGACAGTCTTGAGTCACACCAGTATGCCAACATTTTGGATCTGGTATCAGAAGGCCCGATTGGTGGTCTCGTTAATGGCCTGAAGTCGGTCTATATCGACGGCACTCCGGTTCTTTCCGAAGATGGATCAACAAACTGTAGCGGGGTGACTTTCGACAGCAGAACGGGCACGGGAGACCAGACTCCGATTATTGGATTCTCCGACACTGAAGACGAAGTGACGGTGAATGTTCGCCTGTATTACGACAAGCCGATTGTTAGAGGTGTGATTGCCTCTGTTGATGCGGTTCGTTTGACGTTTTCGATTCCGCAACTGACGTATCAAGACCCGAGCACGGGAGACCTACATGGTTCGACTGTGAGCGTTCTTGTTGAAGTTCAGAGTGACGGTGGCGGATATAAGGAATTTACCACAAGCACATTTTCGGGCAAAACCACTTCCGCGTATAAGCGATCTCTCTACGTGCCCAGACCAGGAACTGCCGGGTGGGACATTCGCGTAACGAGAACCACAACGGACAGCGCATCGACGTATTTGGCGAACCAAACGTGGTTGGCATCGATGGCGGAAATTGTCGATGCAAAGCTCTCGTACCCGAACAGTGCCCTGTGTGGAATCATTTTTGATGCCGAAGAGTTCAGCTCGATCCCGACTCGTGGATACGAAATTTACGGAATCTTGTGTCAGGTTCCTTCGAATTACACACCGGCGACACGGGCGTATGACGGAATCTGGAATGGAACATTTAAGACAGTATGGACTGACAATCCTGCGTGGGTGTATTACGACTTATTGACGAACGAGCGCTATGGGCTTGGTTCGTGTCTCGACATTTCGACTATTGACAAGTGGGCGCTTTACGATATCGCCAAATACTGCGATGAACTTGTTCCTGATGGGTTTGGAGGGACGGAGCCTCGCTACACTTGCAACCTGTACGTTCAGACGCGAGAGGATGCGTATAAGGTTCTTCAAACGATAACATCGATCTTTAGAGGCATGTCGTACTGGGCATCTGGCAACGTCATGACTGTCGCCGACATGCCCACTGACGCGGTTTCCCTCTTCACTAACGCAAACGTGATTGATGGAGAATTCGCCTACGCTGGCAGCTCGAAATCGGTTCGACACACGGTTGCGCTTGTGACGTGGAACGATCCCGATAATATGTACGCTCAGACGGTAGAGTACGTCGATGATCCGGAAGGGATTGCCAAGTACGGGATAAATTCCACTGAAGTGACGGCATATGGATGCACATCCCGTGGTCAAGCTCATCGCTTTGGTAAATGGTTACTTTATACCGAGCGCCTTGAATCAGAGGTTGCTACATGGAAGACCGGCCTTGAGGGTGCGGCTGTGTATCCTGGCGCGGTGGTAAAAGTCGCTGACAACCTGCGATCTGGCGATCGTATTGGTGGCCGCGCTCTTGATGCAACGCTGAACACAATTACGCTTGATTCGAGTGTCGTTCTTGAGTCGGGGCTGACCTATACGCTTTCTGTTGTTTTGCCCGAGGGCGTCACGGTCACGAACGGAGATGGTTCAACGAAGACAACGCAGGGCGGGGAGGTCATTGATTGCACGGTGACGACCACTCCTGGAACGCACAGCGTTTTGAGCGTTTCTCCTGACTTCCCAATGATTCCACAAAAGCATGCGATGTGGATACTTGCGTCTGAAAATCTGAACCCACAGACGTATCGAATCATTTCGATCAACGAGTCGGCAAAGAACATCATCGAGGTCAGCGCGCTTCAGCATGATCCGAACAAGTTCGCGATGATCGAACGGGGTCTCTCATTTGCGGCCGCATCGACATCCTCAATTTCAACGACATCGCAGAAGCCTGTTAATCTTGTCGCCACAGATACCATGTATTTACAGGCACCAGGCGTCATTGGTGTCAAGTGCCATTTCTCGTGGGAAAGCGTCGCAACCAAGTTCGAGGTTCGCTGGAAGCAGAACGGTGGGAACTACGCGACGATCACCGACATAAACACCCCCTCAATCGAGATTTACCCGGTCTCTGAGGGCGCCATTACCTTGCAGGTAAGGTCGGTAGATTCGCTCTCGCGCAAATCTGCCTACGCGACCCTAGAGTACGTTGTCGTCGGGAAAGACTCGCCGCCGTCTGATGTGAAGAATTTCGTAATCACCGAGAGAACGTCCGATCTCCTGCTGACGTGGGATACGGTTCAGGATCTTGATTTCTCCGGGTTCGAAGTACGTTGCGGGATATCGTGGGATGACTCCACAGTTCTGACTCAGGGTTTTGGCGGAACAATGCTTACGCATGACCAGGACTATGCTGGAACCTACTATTATCACATTCGAGCAATCGACACCTCGGGCAACTACTCGGCGAACGTAACCACGCAAGCTCTGGTATTGAATGCGCCTAATGAGCCTTCAGACTTCAACTGCATTCAGAGCGGGAACAGGCTTGATCTAACCTGGCAAGCAAACCCAGAAACAAATATCGCGTACTACGAGGTTCGAGAGGGTTCCACGTGGAATGACGGAACCGTGTTGTGTCAGATTAAAGCAACGGCATTCACGCTAATTTCAGGAAGCATCGGCGAAAGAAAATTCTGGTTGAAAGCAATTGCGTCACCTGGCGTCTATAGCGATTCTGCCGCATGGGTTGTGAATTCGATCGCTTCGGCAACGAACACGAACTTCATCAAGGTTCTTGATGAGCGCGAGAGCGGCTGGTCTGGAAGCAAGGTAGGCATGCACACGGTCGGGTATGACCTGAT